GCTTCCACGCTCAAGAGCCTGGCGGACAAAGTGCCCGCCCTTGCTGATAAAGCCGGGGCCTACCTTCAAGGATTGGTGAACTGATGCAAAGCGTACCTTTACAGCCTATCCCGTCCCAATCGACCAAAGTTGTTTTGGGCGGCCAGAATTGCCAGCTTTTGATTAACCAAAAGCCGCAAGGGATTTTTGTCGACATAAATGCGGACGGCGTGGATATCGTCACCAGTGTTATTGCCCGCGACGCCGTTCCGCTGGTTTGCCGCGAATATACCGGCTTTGCCGGGAACTTGCTTTTTATTGACACCCAAGGCAGCGACGACCCGTCTTATGCCGGATTGGGCGACCGCTTTTCTTTGGTCTATTTGACGGCGGAAGAATATGCCCTCATTTAGCAACAAGAAACAATTGCGCTTTGTCATTACGCTAGGGACTGGCAAATTCGGTTCAAGCAACAATGACCAAATTACGCTGCAGGGCTTCCGCGCAATCGCTGATATCGACAAAGCTGGCGGCATGATGATGGGCACGCTACGCGCTAAAATTTTTGGCGTGAAGCAAGTCGACATGAACAGCGTTACGACGCTGCAATGGAAGCCCGGCACACTGATTCCCAACACCGTGGAAGTGTTCGCCATCGACGGTGCCGCGGAAACGCTGGTATTCGCCGGGAACATCGTCAACGCCTGGGCTGATTACCAAAGCATGCCGGACGTGTATTTGCACATTCAGGCGCAATCGGCATTTTTCAACGCTTTGAAGGCCATCCCGCCGCGGAGTTTCAAAGGCCGCGTCGACGTGGCTTCGGTCATGGCGCAAATTGCCCGCGACCTGGGCTACACCTTTGAAAATAACGGCGTCACCACGCAATTGACCGACGTTTATTTGCCCAATACCGGCATGGAACAGGCCAAAGACCTTGCGCGGGCCGCCGGGTGCGACCTGTATCTTGACGACAAGATTTTGGCAATCACGCCGCCGAATGTTCCGCGCAAAGTAATCATTCCGCTGATATCGCCAGCGTCCGGCCTGGTGGGTTATCCGACGTTTGACGGTGTGGGCGTCAATTTTCAAACCCTATTCAATCCGGCCGTAACCTTCGGCGGTTCCGTCAAATTGGAAACTGACGTGCAACAAGCGGCCGGGGAATGGGTCGTTACTTCGGTCGGCCATAGGCTGGAATCGGAAAAGCCGGGCGGCGCCTGGTTCTCTTCGATTCGTGGCAATTCGGTCGGTCTTGCCGTGGTGAGGTGAAATCATGGCGTACAAAGACCAAGATAAAAAGAAGGCCAATGCCAAAAAGCATAACGCCAAACATTACGCAAATCGGACGCCCGAACAAAAATTAGTCGATTTGGAACGTGCGCGGGCATATGGGTTGAAAAATAAGGCCGCACAATCAGCGTTAAAACGTAACTGGCGATTAAAAACTAAGTACGGAATTACCGTTGAAGAATATGATTTGATGCTCGAATCACAAAACAATTCATGCGCTATTTGCAAAACAACTAATCCGGGAAGCCCGGCGGGTTGGCATATCGACCATTGTCATGCGACCGGGAAGGTTCGCGGAATTTTGTGCGCCTGCTGTAATGTAATGCTGGGTCTTGCCAAAGATAATGAATACACACTTTTTGAAGCAATGGCCTATTTGCTGACACATAGAGGGGCACCCAATGTCGGACGCTAACGGCATCCCAAGCGGGCAATTGAAGCCTTCCAGCACTTGGGGGGAATTCAACAATATTGCCTTCATGGTGCATCAAGCATTGTCGAAGATGCAAACCGCGACCCTTGTCCGCGTGGAATCTTGCACGAACGCCGGGGCACTGTCCCCGGTAGGCTTTGTCGACGTCACGCCCTTGGTCAACCAATTGGACGGCCAGGGCAACCCGACGCCCCATGTGACCATTCACAATGTCCCATATTTGCGGCTGCAGGGCGGCGCCAATGGCATCATCATGGACCCGCAAAAAGGGGACATTGGCGTTTGCGTTTTCGCTTCCCGCGATATTTCCAAGATCAAGGCGACCAAGAAACAAGGCAATCCGGGCAGCTTCCGGCAATACAGCTTTTCCGACGGTATGTACCTGGGCGGCATGCTTAACGGCACCCCGACGCAATATGTTCAATTCAGCGCCGCGGGCATCAAGATTCATTCCCCGGTCGCCGTGGTGCTGGACGCTCCCGATATCCAATTGAATGCGGCTACTGTGGAAATTAACGGGACCACGTCGACCACGGTCACGACCCCCACCTTTACGGTCAACGGCGCCACGGTCCTAAATGGCACCATTTCCCAAACTGGCGGGGGTGCGGCGCAATTCTCCGGCTCCATGAATGTGACGGGCGACGTGACAGCACAGGGCGCAAGCGTTCATAATCATACCCATTCGGGCGTGCAGCCTGGCGGCGGCAACAGCGGACCCCCAACATGACGCAATACAACACACTTTTACTAGATCAATCCGCATGGGATTTGGTCATTGACAGCGCCGGAAATATCGCAATGGCGACGCCCCCTTACGCCCTGGCGCAAGACGTTGCCAGCGCCGTGCGCTTGTTCCTGGGTGAATTGTGGTATGCGACGACCAAGGGCATTCCGTATTTTGAGGACGTTCTAGGCCACTTGCCGCCCGCGTCCCTGCTGACCGGCTACATTGAAAAGGCGGCCTTGACGGTCCCCGGCGTCGTGACTGCCCAATGTATAATTTCGGCATTCGACGCCCGCGAAATTACCGGACAAATTCAATTTATTGACGAAACAGGAACCGCCAACGGCGTGACCTTCTAAGGGGCAATGATGGCATCCAGCGCAGTACCAAAAATTCAATTTACGGCCGCTGGTTTGGTCATTCCGGCGGAAACTGACGTATTGGCGGGCGTACAGGCCGACATGAATGCGGCATTCGGTGGCGGGCTAAACCCGGCGCTTGAGACTCCGCAAGGGCAACTTGCATCAAGCCAGGCCGCCGTTATTGCTGACAAAAATAACGAAATTGCAACTTTCGTAAATCAAGTCGACCCCCAATATTCCGCCGACCGTTTTCAGGACGCAATCGGGCGCATTTACTTTCTGACCCGCAAGCCAGCCACGCCGACAGCCGTGACGGCCACACTTACCGGCCTGGTGGGCACCGTCATTCCGGCGGGCACTTTGGCCCAAGATACAAGCGGGAACACTTACGCCGCTTCCGGCGCCGCAACGATTGGCACCACTGGCACCGTCGACGCCGAATTCCAAAATATTGAAAATGGCCCCATTCCGTGCGCGGCCGGAACCTTGACCCAAGTTTATCAAGCCGTGCCGGGCTGGGACGCAATCACGAACGCGGCCGATGGCACCATGGGGCAGGACGTTGAAAGCCGGGCCGACTTTGAATACCGGCGGAAGAATTCTGTCGCATTGAACGGCAAGGGGACACCGGCCGCCATTTATGCGGAAGTGTTCGCATTGCCTGACGTTCTCGACGTCTATGTCAAGGACAACCCAAGCGGCAACACGGTGAACACTGGAAGCACCAATTATCCATTGCTCCAGCATTCGGTCTATGTGGCCGTTGTGGGTGGCACCGACGCTGACATTGCCGCCGCAATCTGGCGAAAAAAGGATACCGGGTGCGATTACAACGGCAACACGTCCGTCGTAGTCACTGACGCCAGCGGCTATAACTATCCGCAACCGACTTACACTGTCAAATTTGAACGCCCCGCGGCCCTTCCAGTTAAATTTGCCGTGCAATTGGTCAACGACGCCAGCTTGCCGTCGAACATTGTTCAACTGGTGCAGGACGCAATCATTGCGCGCTTCAATGGGGCCGACGGCACCACGCGGGAGCGCATGGGGTCTTTGATACTTGCCAGCCGCTACTATGGCGCTGTCGTGAGCGTGGCGCCGAATGTGTCCCTCATCAGCATTCTGATTGGGACCAGCACCCCAACATTAAGCCAAGTGTCGGTCGGGATTGACCAAAAGCCGACCTTGAGTGCTTCCGATATTTCCGTTACGCTGGTTTGACCATGATTAACGTCGAAGAAACCATAATCAGCCAATACGGCAACAGCGCCACAATTACGCAATTGGTCCGTAATATGGACCAGTATATTGACCCACGGTCGGACTTCAACACATTTTATGATTTTGTTTGGAATGTGGAAACTGCCCAAGGCTTCGGCCTAGACATTTGGGGTCGCATTGTCAATATCTCGCGTGAATTGCAGATACCGCCGCCAGATACATATTTTGGATTTAGTGACGCCTTGCCCGGTTCATATCCTTTTGGAGAACAACCTTTTTGGGACGGAACGCAGGGGGCGACAAATACATATCGACTTGCCGATGATGCTTACCGGCAATTGATTTTAGTTAAGGCGTTATCGAACATTTCCGCCACAAATTCACCTTCGTTAAATCAACTTTTGCAAAACATGTTCGCCGGTCGAGGTCGGTGTTATGTCAACGATTTGGGTGGCATGAATCTGAGGTATACGTTTGAGTTCTTGCTTACAGATTATGAATTTGCGATTATGACGCAATCGGGAGCTTTACCAAGGCCAGCGGGGGTCGGTGCTATACTCATTACCACCGACATTCCTGTTTTTGGTTTTTCCGAAGCTGGCACGGGGTCGGCGGCGCCATTTGGTCAAGCCCCATTTATTCAGGAAGGCAATACAAATGCAGCTAACTAACGCACCCGGCAAACTCGTTTTGCCATTCGCCGCAAGCGGCGCCAAAAATGACATTCCGGTCGACTCCCAAATCGGCATTACTGCTGGTGCGGCGTCACTGGTCGACGGCTTTCCACCATTGACACGAACGCCACTTGCGGCTGGTGGCACGCCGCCTTCCGGCTTGGACATGAACGGCGTTCTTTATGAACTGTCGGCAATTCTCCGATGGGCTAACGCTGGCGCAGGGTACGTCTACGACGGCACCTTCGCCACGGACAGCAACGTCGGCGGATATCCCAAGGGCGCCCGCGTGTTGCGTTCGGACGGCCTAGGCTACTGGTTCAATACCACCGACAACAACACTACCAACCCGGAAAGTGCGGGCGCTGTGGCCGCCGGGTGGCTTCCCGACTTCACTACTGGCGCCGCCGCCATCACTATGACGGGCGCCAATGTCACTTTAACGGAATTGCAGTACGGCAAACCCGTCATAGTGATTACCGGATTGCTTACCGCAAATTTGAATTTGATTTTCCCGAACATTGTCGGGGAATGGGTTGTAATCAACGGCACGACCGGGTCGTTTTCGATTACTTGCAAAACCGCCGCGGGAACCGGCGTCGTCGTCAATTCGGTGCAAAGTATTGTTGGGGATGCAACCAACATTTACAGCACGTCAAATGACACAGGTAACATCGGACTTTTCAAGAAAGCCGATTC